CATATGAGGGCAGGTAACTGAGAAACTTTCCCTTGTATTGCGCTTCTTGGCTGACAAGGATTCCCAGGAACTGCTTCTGAAGTGTGATGTAGTACCACAATCGCAGCGTTAGTGTCTCTCGCAAGGAACTTCAACTCCTTCATAATTGCACGCATGGAAGCAAACTCTTCGCCTCCGTCTGTTGCAACATCCATAAGGTTGTCCAAGATAATGAGGTGAGGACTGCATCCCCATAGTTCCTCAAAGGCTTGGACTTCCTCATCGATGTCTTCTAAGGTTGGTGATGATTCGAAGGACCAGACTATATGGTTTCCTTTTTGGAGGACTGCCTTAGTCCAACCAACATCAGTATTAAGTTTCTGTTCCACATCTGACTGACTCTTCCCCGAAATCATAGATGCTAGGCGCATAGCCATCGTGTGTGCATTGGTATCCGCAGATATGTACAATGTTGGCACGTTGGTTTTGAGTGCAAGTGCTAGGGCTAGTGTTGATTTACCAGCCCCAGGAGCACCTGCAAACATAGAAACTTCTGAACGACGAATAATAATCTTGTTCGCTTCGAATGCTCTAAATGAACTAGGTAAGGGTTCCCCTCCAATAGAGGCACGTCCTACAGAGCGTACTAGTGTTCTCATTGGTACCCCTTCCTAGTTAATTTAAAATGGAAACTCTTCTGGTATTAGTTGACTGGCTTGCATTGGTCCGCGCCCTGAGGCATCGGACATACCCACATTGCGTATGGATTTCCTGTCTTGCTCGAGATTCCCGACTTGTACTTGCGAGGTCCGTGCTGGCATGTTGGTCCACCCTGTGACTGGGTTACTGGAGCCGTAGCGGACGGAGCCTGCGCCTGGGGTGGTACGGAGTAAGGCGGTGGCGTTGTGCCTTCGGCTGAAGGCGATGTCGATAAAGGGGCTACCGTGCCTGCTAATGAAAGCAATCGTTGCGTTGCAGCAATCTGTGTGGCGAAGTCGCCAATGCCTTCAAGCAATACACTTAGTTCATCCGCTGATTGCGCACGAACGTTGATAAGGTCGCCTGAGTTTAACTTATATGATACTTGTAACTTCCAGTCTTCGGCCATTTATTTATCCTTCTTTATAGAGAATTGACAGTACTCGGTGAGCCCACACATGTACTGACAACTGTTTGTGTTGGGCAAGAATATCGCAGCCTTGCGGGCAGCGTCGAATTGCGTGATTAGGTACTCCATCTTTTCGTACGTGTACTCAGAGAGGTCTACCATCTCGGATATGTTATTACCGCGAGACATGTAGTAGGTTCCCCACTTGACTTCGATACCGAACTGTTGTTCCAGCCCTAGTTTGTAGAAGCCAAGTTGTAGACTGCTAGTTGGTGTGTTCTGTGATGTCTTGAGGTCTACGATGACCAGTTCCCCATTGACCTCAAATACGCGGTCAATAATCATTTTAACTGGTACGTCGTTGACGACAGGGGTTAGGGCAAGTTCGATGCCTGGGTTGCCATCTGGTGCTGTCCAGATTTTCCAGTCAGGGTTAGTCTTGCGCCATGCAATGTAGCCTTCCACCCAGCGTGGTCCTGCTGCTTGCCAGAAGGTCTGGTCTTCCTTGTTAGGGTTAGCCTTGGTAGCACGACCACCAACGCGAGCATTGGTTAGGTCGACATCGCCCTTACAGAGGTCCCAAGCAGTAGACCATAGTGCATTTGGTGTACTCACATGTTCTCCTTGTCGTAGTTCTCACATGCTAGGTGGAATGCTGAGCCTCCAACGGACCAGACGGATGGGGCTTCTTCCTTGTTGAGGAGTCTGCCGAGATAGTACTGATACCCACAGGTTAAGTAGGTTGTGAACGCAGAGTAGGACATATGCTCTGGTAGTGTATATTCTTCTAGTTTGATTGACATAGGTAGAAGTATACAGATGGGTAATGGCATCGTCGCCCTCCGACGCTAGGGTAGTGACTCTGTATACTTAGTTATGTAAGTAATTATATAAAGGCCTTCGGCCTTATATGTTAATTATATAATATATTATATCTAAGGAGTACTATGTCAAATTTCATTGAAACGTTTGCAGCATCACTACTGGGTATCACAACCTTCTACCTAGTGGAGGCATTATATTACGACATTAAGGCACGCGTTAGGGGAAAGCAGTACACGCTTTACCTAGAAGAACTTGAGGAAGAACTAGAGCGCTAACCTCTAGAAACGACAAAAGACCCCCTCGCCCTAGTGTAATCACTAAGGTAAGGGGGTTTCTTGTCTTAAAACAGCCTTCTAAGGCTTATTAGGGCTACTTCTTGGTTACGCCGAACTCTGTTGCGTTAGTATCTAGAGCCTTTAATAGGGGTCCAGCAACCGCTGCAACTCCTGCAGATAGTAGAGCCTTTGGGTCCGTAACTCCTGCAAGGTATAGGGCAATCACAGATGCAATTGCCGCACGTACGTATGTTGAAGCAATCGCTTCTAACTTCTTCTTGTTCATTTGTTCTCCTTCTTTGGTAGTGGCTTAACTGCTGCCTTTACCTTGTTGATGGTTGTAGGGGTGCCCAACCAAGGGAACCAAGGGGATGTGTCATTCCCATAGTTATCTTTGATTGATATATGTACATGATGGTTATGCTTATTAGGTCCAGTGTACTCATGGTCTCCCTTTTCAGGCGACCAGATACGTCCCATAAAAATTAAATACTTAACACGCTTATCTTCGCGCAAGCGTACAAACGCTTCTTTGCCGTCAATACCAAATACAGGGTCATGTGTAACGTCAACCCCAAAGCCAGTGTTATGGTCTGAGTTAGGATTCTGTAGTTGATGAGCAGCAGATGGTAGGAGCCCATCGGAGGCTTTCTTGCGCTTTGGTCGCAATGCCGTCGCTTGGCGCAGAACAGCAATTGCAGCAGGAGTGGCTTTCTTGGCTACAGGTTTCATTCATTTCTCCCCTTGTGTAACATCATCTGGTATAGAACTTCTACTTTTTCTTCTAGTCTTGTGACAGAATCTTTTAATGAACTTCCAGAATTGGGCTTGAGTTCGTAAAGGTAATGCTTAACCAACCATCTGACAGAACCTGCAAAAGCAGATACCATTGCTATGATTGCTACGATTAAGCCAGCCCAATTTGATGCAGTCATTATACGGTCCTTATTGTTATCTCTAGGACTCCACCGAAACCGTCAAAGCGCTTATCGGGAGGAGTCATGCGTGTGAATGTAACTTGCTCGATTACTGCCTGACGAGATTCGCCAGTTGATAGGTCCTGCCATGTAAGCACATCGCCTGTTTCTTCGATATCTTCTAGTAGTTGAATGCGGTCAAATGCTCGACCTTCATACCCAACTACAGTATTGAATCTATCTGTTTCAACATCAAAGCAATACACAGGGAAGCGTACAATGCGTTGACGAGGTGTAGCAATAGTTGCCTTTGCTTGGTATCCCTTGAAGGTTGGTCCAAGTGAAGATGTTGTTGTATCGCGGTAAAGAATAAACTTGTAGGCTACATACTCTTGCGCGGTTGCTGGGCTAGATGTTCCAACCTCAACTGGAGGAATGGCAGAATCGTATGCAATATGGTCATACTCAACGCCATCTTTGTCAACAGTTTCAAGTGTCATTGAACCATAGGTAAAGTCACCACGACCAAGTAAACGCTTGAAGTTCTTAGGCTCAAGAGTTCCGTATCGAATGTTACCTGTTGTAAGATAGCCACTTGGTGATAGGTCTGTTGTAGATTGGATTGCAATGCCATTGCTACCAGATGTGGTAAATGCTATCTGGTTTGTACTTCCGACAAAGTCGACACTAGTTGCATATCCAGATACTCCATCAAGGAATGCATCTGTAGCATAAGCAAAGCGTAGAGTTTCTAACTCATTAGCAAGGTTGATTCTGTATAGACCAGCATACCCATCAATACTTCCTGTTACCCATACATATGTATCTCTAAAGGCAAAGTCAAGACCTGTATTTTCTGCTTCAATAATAAGAGGACCATAGGTTAGGTCTCCAGTAGTATCTGATATTGCTGCTACGCGTACACCCTTGTTTGTTCCAATTACTAGGTAGCCTAAGTAAGATTCAATCTTAGTAACATACTCACCAATAGGTAGTTGCGCTGCAATTACTCCTGATGCAAGTACTGGCATAGCGCCGTTAGATGCTAGGGTAAACTTATAGATTGCTGAGGTTGTATTAAGATATCCAGCAGCATAGATGGCAGAGCCACCCTCTGAGATAGAAGTCCAAGTCCAATCAGAATTTGGATGCGTGTATGCGGCAGTAGGTAATGTATGACTTGAGCCTTTGGCTCCAGTTAACTCATAAACAGCAGCACCAATGCATGCCACAAGTCTTTGCTTTGCCCAACCAAGAACAATCTTTTCGCTGCCAGTATTGTAATACTGCGTGTATCCAGCAGCAGGTGTAGAAATTTCACCTGCATAAATATGGTCATTGTCAGCAACAAACAAGTGAGCACCATCAGTTGCAATAGCAAGTGTGGCAGTATCAAGTCCAGCAGTAACTACGCTAGAATAAGTAACAGCAGTTCCACTAGCGGTGTAGTTATTAATAGTGGTGTTTGCTGGTGTCCAAGCAATAACCTTATTAGTTCCAGCATCCACAACAGAAATAAGTTTATAGATACCGCTAGTCACACCAGTCATGTTTGATGTTTGCTTAAGTAAAGTAACTTGACCCTTT